AAGTATTTTCACTAATTAATTTGAATGTTAATGTGGTATTTTCTAAGTTGATCGGTTTTTGGTTTTGATCCAAAAACTGGAACTCCATTGTAGTGTCCACACCCTTAACTGCTTTTAATATATTTGAATACACGAAATTAGTCCTTGGTAAGTTTATGCTCGTATTAGCTGAATTGGCTACAAAGATTGTTGCTATGTGCCGCTGGTTGTATAAATAAATTTTAGTCGAATACATACAAATATTTATGGAAAACAAGTTATTTCTCAAGATAGCAGAAAAATATCCCTTCTTATCGATCATAGAATACGCAGATAAAGAACACATTGGTATTATTATGAATCGGGATAAAATTATAACTACTTTATATAATTTTGGTGATATAACAGATCCAAGAAAAAAGGAACTATTCTTGGAATTAGGGGATACTTGGTGGTGGGAATCCAATAGAAGCATTCCAATAAATTTATTCTTAAAAGAAGAATGGAGTATGTTTAAGGAATATAGACGAACATTCAATAATAAGAACCTTACTATTATAAGTGGGCCATGTACTAGTTTACATAATATACTTCAAAAACGTTCAAAACGAAAATCAATTGCGTTAATTAAGAATATTGACCAATAATATTAATATGCAAGGCTACTAGTTTTGCATAAGAAACTGCGTGAGCTTTTTTGAAGTAGTATTCGCCGTTATCTGGCTTGTCCCATATAGTTTCAGCTATTTCGTTCCACGATTTTCCAATTAAATGTTTTTTTGCAGGGCGGATTAACGCTAGGAACATAGCCATGCGTGGAATACTGTCGGGTTTCATTTGTACAATTGCATTGAAGTTATTAGCAACATGAATAACTTGGCTACAAAAATTCTTATCCATTAAACGTCCCCACATTGGATCCTGCGCTAGTAATGCATCGTAATGTGCTTGGTCTTTAATGTGCTGGTATACATTTACATTTAAGAAATCTATTTTAAAATATCCACGTTCTTCTGCAGTTTTGTAATCGATACTTGCACAATTATGTTCTGCGTCTACAGGTATATCCATAACATACACGCCACTGTTATGCTGTTTGGATTCAACATTTGACTCTTGCCTTGCTGGAATATGCTTAATCAATTCTAGTATTTTACTTCTGTCAGCAAAGTCTATATCAATGTCCGCATCAAACATATTCAGTACGTTATGCATTACCATCCTGCTTGTACTAATATTTCTTTAATGTACTTAACGTCAGTTGGATAATCAGCAAACTTACTACTCCATACACTAGGGTCAATAAAGTCCCATATAATTTCTGTTTGATCGCTAGTTAGTGTTTCCAAGAAAGCTATTCCACTATTGCAATTATACAAAACCCATGAACTAACATGTCCATTTGATATTGCGTAGCAATTTGCATTCGCATTTCCGTGACGCAACATATCTTTGCTGTCTGCGCCGTTTTGTTCTGCCCACTTCATACTATGTTTTATTGCACGCGTTAATGTATCTATTGGATTTTCGGTAACTAACAGTACGTTTAGGTATTCTGTGTATAGTGCATCACTTGTCCAGTAATCCAATTTCTTATTTTTCTTAATTACAAATTCTATAAATCGATCGACATTTATAGCATTAATGTCTGCACAATAACGTCCAAACTTAACAAACGCTTTATAATATGGACTCTTAATAAACTCCATTTGTGTCTTGGGTTTTGTGGAGTTTTGAGTGTATTGGTAAAACTTTAAGTATGCATTAAACCCAATTCTAGGACCTTTTTCGTTCTTTGCTTGCCACCGTTTCTTCTTCTCGCACAAATGCACTGCTAGTGAATTTTCACGCTTAAATTCTTTATTGCAGTACTTGCATATGTACCCAGACACTACAGTAGACATGCTTTAATTTCTGCAGTGTCGACGAAATATTCATCAGTGTCTCGGTGTAATGATACGCCAGTACTTAATTCCACTGTTGCATTTACGTAACTTTCTTCAATGAGCAATAAATCTAACTTCATGTTGTTTGATTCATGTAATATATTACTTATTACTGCATCACACTTTGACTTTGAATTTTTGTAAGGTTGGTTAGTTAAAAATTCCAAATGAATTATTTCAAACTCGTCGGTTAGATTGAGTGTTTCTTGCATATTATAAAACTCAAAAAGTCTAATAACTTCGTTCTTAAATAACTGTGTATTGTACATAACATTAAATTTGAATTTAAATATACTGTTATTTAAATATGGTGCGGTTTGGTATAACTTTTGCTGTGTTAATAACATACCGTGTGTACTGGTGTCAATAAATCCATATGTAAAAAATTCTCGCAATATTCTTCTTGGGCAATCTGGATTACTTTGGGATAACTCCAGCGGAGTTATCCCATGTATATCACTACACTCCGTTATTATGTGTTTTGGCAATGCGTAATAATCACTAATACCGTTAATAACAGGCCACGTAGGGTCTTTTACTGCATTGTAATCGTCCTTGATAGTATCTTGGAAAAAGAATTCCTTTATATTATCTATAACAGTAAAATCAACTCTGCTCAATTTACTATATGTATTGACTTCTATTAAGTTCGAATCTATGTTTGCTTCGGCTGCTCGCAAAAAACTAATTTGCATATACTGCAATAAATCATCTTTATTAAGTTCAATGTACGCAACTTTATTGTTATTGAGTGCATTGAATGAACGCCGAAGGCTATCATCTACACCACACAATGAGTCAGCCAAAACAAACAATTTATACTTATTGTAATCTGCTGTTGTGCTATGCGACGTTCCGTTATACTTAAACGGTAGAAAATCCATAAATTCATTATCAACAAGCGTGCAGAACTTATTACACATATATTCCAAAAAATGACCGTGTGCTCCGCCCATATGGTCTAGATAAATTGTATTTTTAGTTTCCGTTGTCTTTTGCATATTGTTTTAATTCTTTTTTGGTAACTATTGTACTTAGCAGTTCGATTTCGTCGTCTTTATACATAGGATATAATGTTTTTAATTCTGCTCTAATATCCTTTATCGCTTTAGGTACAGGTTTTGTCTTTGCAGATATCCACTCATGGCGTTGCTTACCAAAATTAGGACTACCTGCAACTAGCATCATCCATTGTAGCTTTGGATGTTTACTAAGATCAAACATATATTTATTTGCGTGATGATTCATACTTGCAAGGTAATAATGCTGGAGTGTGCGGTCGCCCGATATACTTGCTCCCCATTTTAGACCCATAAATGCACTAAACGCCTTGCGTTCTTCTTCCGACATATTATCATAAAATGTGTAATCTTTGTTGTCAATTGCGGGGAGTACCCGGTTAAACATGTCTAATTTATACGCCATTACCAAGCTTGGCTATAATCTACTATCTGACAGTTTCGAGAAACATCTTTGATAAAATACACAACTATTGGTTTTTCTGTATTGTTTAGTGGAACTGCTAGGTACTGACCATTTTTAAGTTTGGGATTATACCATTGAACTTCGTTATATACATCGATAACTTCAACAGGTAAGAAATTTGCAATATACCCACTTAAACTATTAAAAGAAAATGCTTTAAAGTCTCTGTCATTAATACTAGTTAATGGAATTGCTTCTAAATCGCCTGTATCTTCCTCGCCGATTAATAGGTGCCAGTCCATAGGCATTTTAATAACATGTTCGCCTATTCTTAATACAATGGCAGGAGAAGTAAAACTCTCTAAAAATATTAATGGTGTAAAAAAATAGTCTGCATCCTTTGGATTACTATTATCAAAAATAGCAAATCGAATGTCATCTATAATATCGGGTAAATCGTTTAGCTCGTAAGCAGTGTCGTCTAGTGTATGTATTTTCATAAAATATATTATACATAGTAATTAAAATTAAGCAGTGCATGTTTAACCTTTTAACCTAGAAAGGGTTAAATTCTAGGTTAACCACTATTTTTTTGAATTGATGTAACTTTCTTCCATTAATGTAAATGCATTGGATGTATTGGATGTTAACTTATCGCATTTTGCTTTAGAATCTTTATATGGTTGCTTTTCTAAAAATGCCGCGTGCAGTAAGTAGAACTCACTGGTTATATACAATGGTATATTCAAGAACATAGATAAACGCTCGAGCTCGCGCTTAAACAGAGCAGTGTCATATATTGCACTAAAATTAAAGTTAAAGACGCGGTGTGTTTTATATTGTATCTGCGCTTTTATTTTTTTTTGGTCTACCATGAACCCATGACTAGATGGGTTCTTAAACCCAGCAGTGAAAAACTCCAATAACACATCGCGCGGACAATCCGCGTTCTCTGCGGACAACTCAAGCAGGCGTAAGTTATGTATGTCGTTGCATTCGTCTTGTATGTGTGTTGGTAGCGATTGATAGTCATGCATGCTATTTACTGTAGGCCACAACGGGTCTTTAACTGCATCGTAGCTATTCTTAATTTGATCTGTAAAAAATGAGCTTATGATATTATCTAATACGCTTCTGTAGTTAGCATTGTTTAACTTATTGTACGTGTTTATTTCCAAGCAATCATTATCTATATCTTCATCGCCTGCCCTAAGTAAACTAATCTGCGATAATACTAGTAAATCGGATGGTGCTATATCAATATACACAATAACACCACTAGTTGATTTGTTAAATTCGACATACTTATCTGCGTTTACTGTGTTCTTGCGAATTGAATGCAGTCCCAGGAATACTTTATTTGTATTATAACTTTCTGGCTTATTATGCGATGCTCCACTGGCATTAAACGGCAAGAAGTCGACAAGCTTAGCAGGCATGACATTAAAGAATTTGTTACAGATGAACTCTAGATAATTTCCATGGGCGCCACCAAGAAAATCAATAAAAATCCGTGCGTATTTTCTATTTACTTCCAATTTAATTTCTCTATACTAAATGGGTAATTTGCTTCTTTGTAGAATTTCTTACGCTTTGTTAAATGACGCTTAGCAAACTTACATGTACTTGTGATATCCCAAATTTGAACATTTTCTTTATCTTCTGCCTTGCGAATGCCTCGTCCAATTGATTGTATAACTCGCACAAACGATTTACCTGGTTCAATTAACATTAAATTAAAGATTCTAGGAATGTTAATACCTACTGCCGCAACACCGTACGTTGCTACAATAATTTTGTTATTTGAGTTTGCCACTTCGTCGTACTGTTCTTTGCGATCGCTATTTTTAGTTGCTCCACTAACAAAGACCGCATTGTCCCCGAGGCGCGAAACTAATTCCTTTCCTGCTTCAACGCGATCAACTAACACTAGTGTATTGCCAGTCTTATTTGCTTCGTTAATTAAATTTGCCATAATATCTAAACGATCTGGATTAGTTAGTAGATACTTTAATTCGCTTTGATAGTTAGTATGCTCTGCATGGTCAATTAATTGCACTATGTTCACATGACAATTAGCAAGTACTCCTTTGTCCTGTAGCTCTTTTGCAGAAACTTTACTAATTACCTTACCTAAACTAACATGCAGTGACTGAAATTCAAAATCTTCCTTAGGTACCGTGCCTGTTAATCCCCAGCGCAATGGAATGCGTGCCATTGGTCCAGTTAATAACGTCTTAAGTGCGTCTGCCTTTGCACTATGGACTTCGTCGACCATAACGCAAACTACGCCTTCTAAGAACTCGCTTATAGTGTAATTGCCTTTGCCTGCTTTAGTGTTTTTCATCAACGAATTAAGACTTTGCCAAGTACATATAGTGTGCTGTTTTCCTAATTCCTTTCTGTCGCCAAAGAACACACCAACATCAAGTTGCATATTGATATAATCTTCTTCAGTTTGTACTACTAAGCTCTTATTAGGAACAATAACAATACTTCTACCGTGGCTTTCAATGCGCTGACTTAACGTTGCAGTAATTAATGTCTTGCCGGCGCCTGTCGCAATTTCTTGTAGACATTGTGGATTCTTCAAGAAATCATTAACAATTTCTATTTGGTAATCGCGCAACACAACAGGTTGTCCTTCTACAGGATGGTCCTTTGGCCACATAACATGACTAAATGTATTTTGATCAACTGTGTCTAAATCAAAATTAGTCTCGTACTCGCGTTGGTCATCGATTTCAATTTCCCATCCGTCGTTAATTAACGTTGGTAGAATTTCGGGTAACAAATTCAAGTACGTACTTCCGCCTAGGTTAAAAAACGAAACTGTTCCGTCCCATCTTCCCAGTCTATACGCAGGCATGAACTTAGCATTTGGAATATCGTACTTAAATTGTCGTACAAGTTTCTTACGCATATCTAAATCTAGATCTTTAATTGCGCAATTAACTTCGTCTCTTACTACTATTATTGCTTTTTTCATATACGTCTCTATTAAATGGGGTGGGTACAACAGTTAACAAAAGGATTTGAAATAACCTGTTGTACCCGGGGTTGGTACAAGTTTCCTTGTACCTGTTCGTATTGTTTATTTAGGGAGGCTATCATAGGGAGTAATAACACAATAAACAAATACTGAACCTCTTAAAAACTATCCTTCATGCAAGTATTACTTGCCAAGAGTTGCCAACGTTCTCCGCTGATTACTTTTAGATCTGCGATTTTCAATGCCATTCGCAAACTCATTTCCCTTAAATTATCTTTATGTAGTTCCATAAAATCAATAATTTCCATACCTGATTTAGTATCAATTTTACTATAGTTACTAAACAGTTCGCCTGATTCTGCAATTTGCTTTACTCGAAGTAATTTGTCACGCATTGTATCTAGTGTTAAGTCTAGATAGTGACATCTACTTTGTAATGCTTCTAGATGATCTTTTAATTTTTTACTGCGCACGTTATTAAACTTTACATTAGTAATAAAGATAACTGATCCCTCGAAATCAAATGCATTTGGAATTCCTTCTCTGCGCAGTGTATGACTATCCGAACTCCAAAACACTCTACGCTTATTGCCACTATCGAGTGCCGCTTTAAGTAAATTTAAACTCAAATCATCTTGCAGGATTGAGTCACAATCATCAAATACAATTACATGACCGTGCCCAGAATGTCTAAACAACGTTGTATATAGTCCAATTGGAGTCATTGCGCCTTTAACTATTTCATACTTTTCAGTAGTTCCTGCGAGCCGGTCGAACATACTTGCTTTATTAAGTTGTTTCTCTACACCGTATGATTTACCTACGCCCGGTGGCCCTGATACAATCATTGCTTTGATATCAGTTGCTATAGTTGCTTTGGTCATTTCTTCCAAGATAGAGAAACGCTCGGTAATACGTGATATTACTTGTTCGTCTGTTTCTGCGATGGATTTGATAAGTGCAGGTTTTTTATCTAGATATGCAATATCGCTAGGTAACACTCTAATGCGGATTGTTTTATAACCCACACCGATTTTGCTATTTGGTTTAACTGAGATAAAAGATCCGTTCTTGGTATTAAACGGCTTTTTGACTAATTCGAAATTTTGATTCTTAACTACCTTGCCACGGTACATACCGTTGGCAATTCTAACCTTTTTCATATATTACTCCCTACAAGTATTAACAATGTAAGTGTATTATACAGTAATTAATTAAGGTTACAACATTCATTATAGTACAAAAAAGGCTAGTAAAAACTAGCCTTTTTATGTACAACTACTTAAATTTAGATAACAACTGTAGCAACTGTACCGATATCACATGTTAGTGTACTGCCACTGAGAACCTCCACATGCCATGACCCTGTG